TGTAAATTTGGGAGGTCGGGTAGCCGTCATTGTCGTATTCAATGTCGTCTTCTGGCACGATGATCTCTACCGCATCTTGGAAATACTTGTTGAATTCCACGTGCATGCCTTGCGCTTGTGCCACTACCCAATTGAGGGCAAGGCCAGTCAGTTCCGATGTTTTCAGTTTCATAACAGTTCCGTTAGTTATTTCCTACTGGTAGGAAGATTGGGTTAAAGTTGGTTGATAGGCAAGGACGTCACATAGCGATAGGGGTACACTTCATGCAACGCAAAGCCGTTGTCTGCGTACAAGGCGTTGTACTCACCCTCGCACTCTTTCTCATACGCAGCAACGGCATCCGTTGCTGATTGCTCTGTTGCATACGCACCGACAACTGAGGTGGCACCGTCATAGTATGTGTCATCACAGGGTGTGTGTTCCAACACCAAATAAACTTCTGTCATTTCATGCTCCGTTTCGAGTTGTTTCCTACTGGTAGGAAAGATGTATCAATTGAGGACGATTCCCCAACCGATAAGATAGTGTAACACACTATAAAGGTATTGTCAAGTCGAAAGAGTAGTAGAAGAATGGAAACGGCAGTGTTCTGGAACGTGGGGTCAGTCGTGTATGGCGTTGTGGCGGTGGACTTTGACGTACCAATGCTTGCCGTAGATGAACTTGGCAGTGGTGTACTTGATGCCGCGCTCTTTCATCTCCCTGTAGGCTGCGTTGCGCACGTTGGTGATCTGGGATATGGGCACGCAGAAATAGTTGCCCACGGCAAGGCTTCGCAGCTTCTTCAGAATGTCTTCACCTTCGGCCAGCATCTTGGTGCTCACATCAAAGGCGCGTTGGTCGCGGGTTTGTCGTAGGGTGAGTTTGCCGCTCTCTTTGCGCTTGGTTTGCAGTCGGTTGATGTCGGCAGTGGTGCGGACAATTAGGTTGTCTTTGGCAAGGGGCTCGAAGCTCTGCATGAGCGTAGGGTCTAGGGTCAGTGCAGCGGCAGGCGTGGGGTCAGCCCAATCGTCAGGGAGCGTAGGGGTTTGCATGGGGAATCCTTGGTTGGTGAGCGTGTTCCAGTGTTCCGGCGGGTTCAATACGAATCAGAGACGGGAACAAGGGGGGAACGGGGATGATGGAACGATTGGAATTGTAGCATGCAGTGCGGCTACGTGTTGTCCTATTTTGGAAATTGATTAAAGAATAGGCAAAAATGCAATACGTTCCAGAGATTTTTGGGGAGAAAATCCCAAAAACGGGGGTAGGAAAGTGGGGTCTGAAAAAGTATGCGGATTTTGCATAACTAGGCTGCGACCAAACTTTAGCAACTACCAAATTTCCAAAATTTAAAAAAGCAAATTTCCCAGACTGACTTTTGAAAACTTGGAACACTCTACATAATAATAATAATTTAATTTATTTATATATATATAGAGAGCTTTTTGCTTTCAGAACAATGCCAAGACATCACCAAACATGATTAAACGAATGTTCCGCTACTAATTTAGAACGTGCCAAGAACCTATTGATTTGCTGGAACATCTGGAACACGCCTACCATTTGAGGCCAAAAGAGAACACGTGCCGTAGCCAAATGCGCATCAAGGTATTCTTTTTCCTACCAGTAGGAATTCCTTGCGTGGTTGCGTAGGTGCGTGGTTGCCCCAATACCCACCAGTTCCCGCAGGGAAACTGCGGCCAAAAGAGAACACGTGCTGAAACGCAAAGCATGCGAAAGATTACAAACGCAAAAAAGCCCGCATGAAGCGGGCGTGAAAAAGCCCCAATGAAGGGGCTTGAAATTTCCTACTGGTAGGGATTATTCGGCGGGTAATTCGATACCGTGAAATTTGAGAACGTCAACAATGGCGTCAATCAACGGCGTTCCATCCGCCATCACGGTTTCAACTTGCACCATAATTTCGTCCGCAACATCCGACAATTTCCAAACGTTCAACAATGCGGACAACATTTTATCAGTATCAGTTTTTGCCGTGGCTTTGCTCCCTTTGGATGCCTTGCCCTTGGATGCCGAAAACGAAAATGGCACGCCATCATTAACGGCGGCAACAATTGACGTCACATAGTTGGCATAAGTTTTTTCGGCTTTGCCCTTGTATGCAACTTTCATTGCATCGTTCATTTGAACGCGATATTGGCACGTCTTTTTCGACTTACCAAATTTCACGCCTGAAGTTTTCAGTGTTTCAATATGTCCTTCAACGATGGCCAATGAGCCGTCATACGCTGCGCATGCAGTGGCGATTGACTTGAAGATACCGATTGTATCTACTGAAGGGTTAACGATAGAGAGAGTATTTGCTTGTGCCATTTTAGAGTTTCCTAAAAACATCAGGGTGATAAAGACTATCACTTGCTGATGCCTCTATTGTATCACGTTTCATTATCCCTTGTCACGTTTCCCATTGTTTCCTACCAGTAGGAATTCCCCGCCCAGCCGAGCAGCCAGTTCCCGCACGGCGCGACCCCACCGCCCCCCCACAACCCCTTTTTCGTCGTCACGCCGTAGCCAGCTATACAGTGTATTCCACGCAAACTCTCTCCACTTTATTTAAAAACATCTTTGCAGAACCCACCCCCTACCAAAAACTTTCCCCTATCTAAAAAATTTTTATAAAAAATTTGTTTAAATCGGTGTTCCAGAACACCCTAGTCTTAGTAATGTCTTGCATCCCCCGCTATTTGGTTGTATCATCCGCACCATGCTGACCTGTATTCCAGAGTTGACCGTGCCGATCCCCGAGGAGAGGGAGGAAGTTTTGTCGCTGCACACCAAAGCACAGGCGCTGTTCAAGACAGCAGAGTTCATGGCTGTGTTCGGGGTGTCAATCGAACCCACAGAGTTGGACAAGGTAAAGGCCCGCGCCGCGTTCCATGAGTCCGTGCAAGCTGCTGGCAAATCCGGCGTACCTATAGCACGTACAGAGATAGTTACCACAAGTGCTTCCGCTGCCCACCTACGCTCGATCCTGAGTGAGTATGACGAAGTGGTGGTCAAGTCTGCTGTGCAGATTAGAACGTATGTTACCAACAAGCTGATCGAAGAGAGTACAAACCCTGATGCAAAAATCCGCATGCGGGCACTTGAACTACTGGGCAAGGTAGGCGATGTCGGGCTGTTCATCGAACGCACGGAAGTCACGGTCAAACACAAGACCACCCTTGAACTGGAGAATTCTATTAAAGATAGGATTTCCAAACTGCTTGAACTGCGTAGCAAGCGGGAGATGATTACGGATGTGACACCCAAAAAGACACTGCAAGAAAATGCGGCCGATGTGCTGAGTACCCCAGTGCAGGTTCCCAAAGATGATTGACTTTTCTAACTTCACCATTGAAGAGCTGTTGAAGATGGACTTGGCCAAGATGGACGCCGAGAACTTGGAAGCGTTTGATGAAACCTTGGCAGAGTTAGAACGGCGTGAAGCATCAAGTGCAGCAAGGGACAGCCTGCTGGAGTTTTGCGTGAGGATGAACCCAGACTACAAAGTTGGGCCGCACCACAAACGTCTGGCCAAGTTGTTGGAAGACATGGCGTTTAACCGCAAAGACCGGATTGGTGTGTCCATACCACCGCGTCATGGCAAATCGTTTTTGGTCTCGGTGTATTTCCCTGCATGGTTCTTTGGCCACTTCCCTGACAAGAAGGTACTGATGGTGTCGCACACCACCGATCTGGCGGTGGACTTTGGCCGAAAGGTACGCAACTTGGTAGATCAGGCGGCGTACAAAGAAATTTTTCCAACCGTGCAGTTGTCAGCGGATTCCAAATCTGCTGGGCGGTGGAATACAAACTCTGGGGGCGAGTACTTTGCCTGCGGTGTAGGCTCCGCTTTGGCTGGTCGGGGCGCGGACTTTTTGATCGTGGATGATCCGTTCTCTGAGCAAGACATTTTGAACGGCAACTTTGAAGTTTTTCAAAAGGCGTATGAGTGGTTTACGTTCGGAGCCCGTACACGTTTGATGCCCGGTGGTCGGGTAGCGATTGTGCATACCCGCTGGCACCCCGGGGACCTGATTGGCATGATGGCCAAGGACATGACTCGCAACGAAGAGTCGGATCAGTACGAGTTTTTTGAATTCCCTGCCATTTTTAACGAAAACACCGACACTGAAAAAGCGTTGTGGCCAGACTTCTTTGATCTTGACGCGTTGCATAGGACGAAAGCGTCCATGCCGTCGTATCAGTGGCAAGCGCAGTATCAACAGCAGCCCACCAGCGAAGAGGGTGCGCTCATAAAACGTGAATGGTGGCGGCAGTGGGAAGAGGAAGACCCGCCGGAGGTAGATTTTGTCATCATGACCCTTGACGCGGCGGCAGAAATGAACAACCGTGCTGACTTTACGGCGCTCCTGACGTGGGGGGTGTTCACGGATGCCCGTCGCACGGAGGGTAAGGCCAATATTATCTTGCTGAACTCCATAAACAGGCGGGTGGAGTTTCCAGAGTTGAAAGATTTGGCCCTGCGGGAGTACAAGGAGTGGGAACCCGATGCGTTTGTGGTGGAGAAGAAGTCCAACGGCACTCCGCTGTTCCAAGAATTGCGCCGAATGGGCATTCCGGTGTCGGAATTTACCCCGCACAGGGGCACGGGTGATAAAGTTGCGCGTTTAAATGCCGTTGCGGATATTTTCAGATCGGGTATGGTCTGGTATCCTGCTGGTAGGCGCTGGGCGGAGGAAGTTGTGGAGCAGGTAGCCGCATTTCCCGCGTCAGACCACGATGACATGGTTGACTGTACAAGTATGGCGCTGCATCGCTTTCGTAGCGGTGGGTTCATCAGCTTGGATAGTGACCAGAAGGACGACATTTACTCCATACCCCGCAAAGCAGCGTATTATTAATATGGCAACACAAAAGTTTACGGGAAAAAACCAACTAATTGACCGCTTGGCGGCGCAAGTTGGCTCCAAAGAATCAGCGGAAACCATTCTCAAGAAGCGTGGGGATATGAACGTCAAGGGAGAGTTGACGAAGGCAGGGAAAGTGCGCGATGCTATGACTGCCAAAGAACGCGCCATTAACCGCGAGAGTACACGCAGCGGTAACAAACCAGCGGCATACAAATATGACCCCCGCACCAACCGTGCGACCCTAAGAAAGAAATCTTGATATGGCCACCAACATAGACAAAGCCCTCTACCAACAGCCAGCAGGCATAGATGCACTGGCGCAAGAGGAAGAACCAATTGAAATCGAGATTGTGGACCCTGAAGCGGTAAAAATTGGGGTCGGAGACCTTGAAATTAGCCTTGAAATGGGGGATAATGAAGAGGATTTCGGTGCCAATTTGGCCGAAGAAATGGCCGAAGGGGCCATGGCAAGCATGGCCAGCACCCTCGTAGATGAGATAGAACAAGACAAAAACAGCCGGAAAGACTGGGAAAAAGCCTACACAGAAGGCTTAAAGCTCTTGGGCTTGAACATGGAAGAGCGCACAGAGCCGTGGAACGGTGCAAGCGGTGTGTTTCACCCCATGATTACTGAAGCTGTGGTGCGCTTCCAAGCGGAAACCATTACTGAAACGTTCCCTGCACAAGGGCCAGTACGTACCAAAATCATTGGCAAAGAGACCCCAGAGAAAAAAGAAGCTGCGATGCGTGTCGAGCAAGACATGAATTACCAGCTTACTGAGAAGATGGTGGAGTTCCGCCCAGAGCATGAGCGCATGTTGTGGTCACTGCCAGCTACGGGCTCGGCGTTTAAAAAGGTGTATTACGATCCGGGCCTTGGCCGTCAGGTGTCGATCTTTGTGCCTGCCGAGGACATGCTGTTGCCCTACGGCACATCGGACATCCAGACTTGCTACCGCGTGACGCACGTTATGCGCAAAACCAAGAACGAGATTACAAAATTGCAGTCCGCGGGTTTTTACCGTGACGTGGAGTTGGGTGAGCCGGACAAAGCACAGAGCGATATTCAGAAAGCCAAAGACAAAGAGACTGGGTTCAGTGATTTGAATGACGATCGGTTTACGTTGCTGGAGTGCAATGTTGACTTGGACTTGAAAGGCTACGAAGACGCGGATGACGACGGCGAGACAGGCATCGCACTGCCATATGTAGTTACCCTTATTAGAGGCACGAACACGGTGCTGGCCATCCGCCGCAACTGGGAACAAGATGACCCGCTCAAACTGAAGCGCCAACACTTCGTGCATTACCAGTACATCCCCGGCTTTGGAGCCTACGGCTTCGGGCTGTTCCATCTCATTGGGGGGTTTGCCAAGTCAGCGACATCGCTCATGCGTCAGTTGATAGATGCTGGCACGTTGTCTAACTTGCCCGGTGGTTTGAAGACTCGTGGGCTCCGCATCAAAGGTGATGACACGCCGATCGCTCCCGGAGAATTCCGTGACGTAGATGTGGGCGCGGGCACAATCCGCGACAACATCTTGCCACTGCCGTACAAAGAGCCAAGCCAGACGCTGTACACCCTGTTGCAGAACGTGGTGGATGAAGGCCGTAGGTTTGCTGCAACAGCAGACATGAAAGTCAGCGACATGTCTGGCCAAGCCCCCGTGGGCACAACACTTGCATTGCTTGAGCGTCAGTTGAAGGTGATGACGGCCGTGCAGGCCCGTGTGCATTTTGCCTTGAAGCAAGAGTTGAAGTTGTTGGCAGTAATCATCCGTGACTTCTCTGATGACGACTACGGCTACGAGCCCGAAGGCGACAAAGGACCCCGTGCTAAATCCAGCGATTACAAGCACGTTGACATTATTCCGGTGAGTGACCCCAACGCTGCGACCATGAGTCAACGCGTTGTTCAGTACCAAGCTGTTATCCAGATGGCGCAGATGGCACCGGACATCTATGACCTGCCTCAGTTGCACCGCAGGATGCTGGAAGTGTTAGGCATCAAAAACCCAGACAAATTGATCCCGCTGGAAGAGGACATGAAGCCTGTGGACCCTGTGACGGAGAACCAAGGCATCCTTAAGGGTAAACCCGTAAAGGCATTTTTGCACCAAGACCACAAGTCACACATTGCTGTTCACACCGCGATGATTCATGACCCTACGATTGCAGCATTGATTGGCCAGAACCCACAGGCCCCCAAGATTGGCGCGGCATTGCAAGCGCACATTGCTGAGCACGTCGGATACATGATGCGCCAGCAGATCGAAGCGCAGTTGGGCATGCCATTGCCGCCCGAAGACGAGAAGTTGCCGCCAGAAATCGAGATTGCTTTGTCGGCCATGATGGCGCAAGCGGCGCAACAAGTTGTACAACAAAACCAAGCGCAAGCGGCGCAACAGCAAGCACAGCAACAACAGCAAGACCCTGTGGTGCAGATGCAACAGGCCGAGTTGCAGATCAAGCAGCAAGAAGTGCAGATTAAACAACAAGAAGCCCAA